TTATTTTTCTTTTTCATTTTCCTTTTTATCTTTTTTAGGTTTTCTTTTAAAGTATTCTTTTGCTTTTCTTTTTACATAATCTCTTTTTTCTTTCATATCCATACTAAACCTTTGGGGAGCTGTTATTTCTTTATGCATTCTTTCTATTTCTTTATTTGCATAATCAAAACTTATAACTTCTCTTTCAGCTCCTTCATTCATAACATCTTCAAATATTTTAACCCATTTAGCAGGGTTTTTTCTTAATCTATTAAAAGTTATTTCATTAAGCTTTTTCTTCCATTTTTTATATTCTTCCCAGTATTCTTCTTCACTTTCTATTAAAGGATAACCATATTCATTTGTTTTTTTCATTTTAAGCAATTATCTCCTCGGTTTTAAATAATTTAAATATAGGTAATGGATCATAAATTGTAGTTGTAGATTTCGGCTCTTTTAATGTTTCTAAAATATTATTTTCTAATGAAGTTATGTCTATATATGTAGCTTTACATATTGGGTATTTTTCTATATAATCAGGATAAACTTCTATATCTATATGTTGTCTTAATCTTTTTTCTATTGTATTTAGATATTGTGTTGTAACTAATAATATTATGTTTCTTTTTCTTATTTGTTGTATGAAATTAGAAAAGGTTTTATTTTTTTTAGAACCAAAACTTCTGGAATCAAAATAAATCTGAATTTCATCAAATACAAGAATACAATTATTTAAATCTGAAGATTTATCTATTTTTAATATTTCTTCTCCTTCCATTTTTTCTCCAAAAACTAAAGAAGTCATATTTGTTATAATTTTCCAATTATTTAAATAATATTTATATGCATCTCTAACCATAGTTAAAGTTTTTCCTGCTCCCCTTCTTCCTGTATATAAGATTATTTTACTATTATTCATCTTCTTTTTTTGGTTTTGGTTTAATTCCTAATTTTAATAATGTTTTTTTTATTTTTAAATTATGTATTTCTTTTTTTAATTTTCTTTCTTCTATAATATCTTCTATTTCTTTTTCTTTCTTTTTCTTTTCTTTTTTTAAGTTTTCATTATTCATTTTTTGGAATCTAATATATTTTTAAAGTTTGAAGTTTTTTCTAAAAATTCATTTTCATCTTGTCCTGCTTTATTTATTGAAACAAATTCTCCTCTTGATTTTCTTTCTTTTGAAATTCTTAATCTCATATAAGGATTAACCCATTGAGAAAATACAGGTTTTAATCCTCTTGATTTAAGAAATTCATCATTAAATTTTAATACTGCTAATATTGGAATAGCATTTTTATCTAAATCTGTTTTTAAATCTACATTATCATTTTCAGCAGAAAATAATTCTCTTGAATTTATACTTTCTTTTGTTCCTTCGTTTTCTGCAAAATAATCTTCTATATGATCTGGAAGCTTCTGTGAAGATTTCTTTCTATTACTTTTATTGTTTTTATCAGTCATTTTCTACAAGAAATTAAGGTGTTAATTGTCCTGTAATTAATAAATAAGCTCCTAAAATTACAGCTCCAATCATTAAGATAGTTTTAAAATCTAATTTACTTAAAAGTCCGTCTTTATCCATTTCATTGGCTTTTTTAAGTTGTTTTGTTTCTATCATAGTATTTAATTCTTCAGCAGATAAAATAGTTTTTATATGTTCTTTTTTATCTATTACAAGAGGTTCAGGAACATCTTCTATATATTGATAATATCTTTTATCCAGAATTCCAAAAGCTAAATTATTTCTATCATAATAACTTCCTTCTTTTAATCTTATAAGATATCTATTATCACCATCTTTAAAACTATTTTTTCTTCTGTTAAATTTTTTATTTTTTATGAACCTTCCGTTTTTATCCCAGAATTGAGCTATATATTGTTTTACTAATCCCATAATTAATTATTACCCCCTTTCATAAAAGCAGATAAAACTCCTAAAGAGATTATTATAAATCCTATTATTGAATTAACTCCTGAAAGTAATAAACTAAATCCTGAAAATAAAAATATTACTGAAGTAAATTCAGGATAACCTAAAATAAATAATATTCCAGCTAAAACTAAAAGGATTATTAATATTGTTACATTTGTTTTTTTATCATAATCTATGTAAAAAATAGTTTCTTTTGGTTCTGTTTGAAAAGTTAATATTCCTCCTCTGACTCTATCTCCATTATAATCTGCTAAAAATTCATATTCATAAGTAGTAGATGAAGAAAGATTTTTTATTGTATAATGAAAAACACCTGTTGAATCTTTTAATCTAAAATCTGTATAAGTCCAATTTTCTTGATTTTCTTTTTTATATCTAAAACTTGTGTTTAATTCTAATTCTGAACCTAAATTTGTTATTTCTCCTGAAATAGTTGCAAATTTTGAATTAACTTCTACTGGTTCTTTTGTTATTATTGTTGGAGCTTGAGCTGAAGAAATTAAAGGAAACATACTTAAAACTAATAAAAACATTCCAAACATAGTTAATATTTTTTTATTCATTTTAAATTATTGTATTATACCCTAATAATACAAAGCTTAATGTTAATGTATAAACTAAAGCTGTATATTCTGGTTTAATTATTTTATATCCCATTTTTTTTAAATATTCTTCTGCTTCATCTATTAAAATAACATCTTTTCCATTAACTATTCTTCCTGTATAAGCTGACTTTTTTATCTTTTTTTCTTCTGCCTGTTTTTTTGATTTTGATTTTCCCATTTTTAAGTCCAAGGTAATAATTTAATTATTGCATATATTATTCCTATTATTAAAATAATTAAAATAGGAATACCTATTCCTTGAGGAATTAATCCGAATGTTTTAACTGAATTAACAACATTTTCTTTTATTTCTTCAAAAAAATTCATTATTTTACCTGTTGCAGATAAAGGAGGATTAAGATATGTATCTGAAGCTTCTGCTGTTGCAAAAGAATTAAAAGTTAAATTAGTAGCTGTTAATTCCCAATCATAATACCATTCTCCTGTATCTATATTTATTGCTTTATATACTTGATCTTCATCTAAAAAATTTGTTGTAATATTTGCTCCTGTTACATTATTATTTGAATCTAAATTAACTCTTATTTGAGCTAAATCCCAAAAAAATAAAAACCTTCTCTCTATTTTATTTTCAAATCTATTTTCTGAAACTTGAACATATTCTCCATCTAAAGTTTGATTATTATGATAACCAGTTCCTTGAATTGTTATTGAAGATGTTTCTCCTTTATCAAAAAAATTAGTTATTGATTCTACTAACCAAACAGGAGAAGAAACAATATATTTAGCTCCATCTATAAAACCTCCTGCAACAGAATCTAAACTTAAATTAGTTACCCAAGTATCATTTAAGTCTTGAGTATCTGAAAAATTTCCAACTATATTAGTAAATAAGATACCCAAAAATAATATAGCCCCAATACTAAACATTAATATTTTAGCTTCAGACATTTTTATTCACCACCAGAACCTTTTATTTTAAAACCTACTATAGCGAGAGCTATTATAACCATAGCTATTAATAAACCAAGAGAAACATATCCAATAGCTATAAAGAATATAAATATAAGGAAATCTAAAATACCTGTTAATATTATTATTCCTTTAGAAATTCCTCCTGTTGTTACTCCAATAGCTACTAAAATAATTGTTACAATAAGCATAGAAATTAAAATATAACCCAC